CGTCTTCGATGTCGGAGACACCCGGCGTCCACCAGATATCGAATGGAGAAACGCGCTTCCACATAAGGCGCGGCTTCTGCATCACCACAGCTTGACCGTTCTTCCACTGCACTGTGGGTACGATCTTAACGAACGGACCCTTGAGCACAGCGAATGGGAACAGCGGAAGATCCGACAAAAACTCCGACAGTGCTTTGTAGAACCCGCCCTCAATGAGGATCTCGTCGACCTTGTCCTCAGCGAGGCGCGTACGGTTCTTGGCGCGCTTCTTAGCTGCCTGACGCGCCGCTTCAACGAGCTGAGTTGTACGGTCACGGACCTGAGTTAGATCAGGTTGTTGTCCGGTCTGCGCCGTAAGCATTGACAGTTCAGACTGTACGAGCATCTGGACAGACTGGAGAACTTCTTCGGGGATATCCGGGTCCGGTGTCGGGTCGAGGCCCCACGGACGGTCTGGTGCCAAGTACACATCGCGAAGGAGTGACGAGGCACCTCGGCACTTCATGGCCACGATGCGGGCATACACTTCCGACCCACCAAACTTGCGGATCTCGGCAAGCTGCGTCGGATCGTACTGACCCTTAAACACGCGAAGAGCTCGCAAAAGACGCTCCGTCCACCCAGCATTACCTGAGTTCCGGTGCCTCTTCATGATGTCGAACTGCTCGCGGATATACTGAGCCAAGCTCGTCATCGCGGGCTGTTGCGAAGCATCCTGCTGCTGTGCGCGCTCCTCATCAGCCGCCTTCATTGCGGCTGTAAGTTTGGCTGGTCCCACTACTCGAAGGACGCCCATTCCGACTAATTCAGCCATGAAATATGTTCCGTTGCGCTCGCCCAGCTCGACGAACCTACACTAGATACAGTATGGTGACCCCACTTGACAACTATTCATCCCCAGTGGGAGCTCGAATGACTGCCCTCGTTACAACCGAAAGCGAGATTAGTGAGCTTGAACTTCTGAAACTCGCTCGCGAAATCGCAATGGATATTCGACCGCTCGACGAAATACTAAACACTCACAATATCACCAAAGACCAGTTCGAGCGTATCGCCGCCCTCCCCCGTTTCCAGCTTTACCTAGAGAGCGAAGCCTCGGCATGGCACGGCTCTCTTAATACACACGAGCGTGTGAAGCTGAAGGCGGCAGCTATGTTAGAAGAGTGGCTCCCTGAGCTGAACATGCGTATGCACGACCGCTCAGAGAACCTCAACGCAAAGATCGAAGCGGGCAAACTCGCTCGCGACCTCGCCGGTTTCGCCAAGAATGGTGTCGGTGTGGAAGGCATGGGTGAGAAGTTCTCCGTGACCATCAATCTCGGTCAGGACAGCAAGCTTACCTTTGAGAAGCAGTTACCACCCATAGTAATTGACGCCGAAGAGGCCCATTGATGCCCAACATCAACTTCACTGCCCCGCCTACATGCGCCGCTTTCATGAAATCAGAGGCATTTTTCCGCCTTATCGCTGGTCCGGTGGGCTCTGGTAAGACAACAGCGTGCCTTTTTGAGCTTTTTAGGCGTGCTTGTGAGCAAAAACCGGGTCCAGATGGCTTCCGACATACCCGTTTTGCCATCCTCAGACAGACCCTTTCACAGCTAAAAATGACCGTTTTGAAGGACATTACGACGTGGTTAGAGGGTATTGCGACCTATAAAGTGTCCGAAAACACCGTCTATATCACCATCGGAGACGTCAAAAGTGAGTGGGTTTTGATCCCATTGGAGGACGTTGAGGACCAAAGACGCCTGTTATCGTCCCAGCTCACGGGTGCATGGCTCTCAGAATGTATCGAAATCGACGTCGCGCTCGTACCTGCTATCGCGGGACGCTGTGGCCGTTACCCATCCAAGGCTCAAGGTGGCCCAAGTTGGTTCGGCATCATCGCTGACACCAACATGCCGACTGTTGGCAGCGAGTGGTGGAAGCTCATGGACCAAGATGTACCTGCAGACTGGCAGGTTTTCATCCAACCGGGTGGCCTAGAAGAAAACGCCGAGAACATCGACAACCTACCGGGTGGTCGGGAGTACTATGAGCGCCTGTCACGGTCTAATGGTGAAGACTGGGTCAAGCGTTACGTTCATGCACAATACGGAGCTGACCCCTCGGGCTCGGCTGTGTTCCGCTCATCCTTCAAGCAGCAGTTCCATGTCGTCGATGAGCTCGAACCTGTTATGGTCCACCCTCTCATCATTGGGCAGGACTTTGGCCGCAACCCTGCAAGCATAATCTGCCAGCTAGATCACAAGGGCAGACTGCTCGTGTTGGAAGAAATTCTGGCAGACGACGTTGGCCTCGAACTTCACATCCGCACAGCACTACGCCCCACCCTTATGCAAGATCGGTACATGGGGCGACCGGTTGTTATCGTTGGTGACCCTGCAGGTATCCAGCGCTCCACGTCTTACGAAGAGACATCTTTTGACGTGCTAAAGCGCGAAGGTTTTATGTGTTACCCCGCTCCGACTAACAAGATCGACGCTCGTCTTCGCGCAGTAGAAAGTTTCCTGCTGGCCCAGCGTGACGGCGGTCCGGCCATCATGTTCGACCGTGGTCGGTGCCCGCACCTCATCATGGGTATGAACGGCGGGTACCGTTTTGCCAAAACACGTCAGGGTCAGTTGCGCCCCCTGCCGGACAAGAATGATTTCTCTCACATCTCTGACGCACTGCAATATGCGGCGACTGCAGCTCATGGCGGTATGAGCGGTATGATCGCAGCACGGTTGATGGGTCAGAGGCGGTCAAATGGTCCAAAACAGCGTATCAGCGCTGCAGCATGGACTTAATGCGGCATCTCTGGATCGTTATGGGTTTCTAGACTGTCTTTAAGTTCCTCCCGCAAAAGCAGGAGGCACGCCATATCACGTTCAAATTCCATAATAAGTGACGTGTCCGCGATGTTGTCTATCGCGACTGACAGTGAGTGGATCATGCGCTCAAGCGCCTGCACCTGATCCCATTCTGTTACTTCGATCACCTTCATACGCGCAGTTTAATGGTTCGATGGTGTTATGGCTAGACTGGTAGTTGTTACGTAATTGTTACCAAATGGTTTTTTGGTTTTATATATTTTTTAAGTACCTAACAAAGAGCCACCCCCCCACCCCCCTCCCCTGTCCATATACCCCCCCGGCCCCCCCTAAAACCCCACTCAGCCGGTTACCACCATAGTTACCAGAGGACGATGAGACGGTGATAAAAAACCCACTCGACCATCGACCGCCATGGATGAGGGCCACGCTCTCAGGCTGTTTGACATCGCGATAGGGGGACCATTTGGGAACGGGCGCTCGCATCGCGCTGACTTATTAAAAAGATGCGCTAGGTGAATGATCCCCCCATGGGTGCGAAGTATGGGGAACCGAGTGACACCTAAGCGACCGCCTCATGCGGAAGGGCTAGCAACCACAAACATAAGACCGGTCGACCGCAACACCATACAACCATTCATTGCGCGACGTTTAGGTCAGAGCGAGCGCCGCGCGTTTGTAACTTTGCCAGTAACTATCGGAGTAACACCATGACGTACCGTAAAGTTGGCGGACTTCACTTTGTCCGCATCGGATCTTTCGGCTTCTCTTTTTTCTTCTCACGCAAGGGCTAACATCATGACAAATCCCGGATGGGCTTATAACGACAAGACTGCAACACGGATCAATCGTTTTCGCGACAAGGGTGCGACGTTTACATGGTCCGATGTGACCTATAACCCTAAGGCTAAGACTAAAGCATATGCTCCGACCCGTCCTGAGCCCGTTTTGACTGCAGCGCAGGCCGCTTGGGTTGTCGACGCCCCCCGTCTAATCAAGAAACGCAAGTAACTACAGATAGTTAGGCCCGTTCTGGGTCAAGTAACCCGGCATGAGCCCCCCTTCTTCTTCTATTCTTATTCTTAATTCTATATTCTACAAAACATATATAACGGTATCTCAACCAGCGGGTGCGATGGTCTTATTCTACCGTAACACCATCACACCCCTATACCGTATATATGCTCGTAGAATTGTAGAATTAAGAATAACCCCACTCACTACCACTCAACCATGACTGAGAGCACGGTGCTCTCGTAACAATAGGAGTAACTACTATGTCTAACGTAGCAACCCTCAACAATGGCTTCGACACACTCCGCAAGGAATACTTGGGCGAGATTACCAAGGACGGCGCATTGTCCGGCAAGGGCAAGAACGCATGGCCTAACGTCACACTCCGCACCGTGCAGGCTGCGCGTGATGGCCTCATTACCGTCGACGATGCTATGCTTATCTTCGAGACTTTCGCTCGTGCAGAAGGCAAGGCGCTTGTCCATGACCGCCCCAAGGATAGCGTCAAGAAAACCAAGTCCGAGATCACAAAAATGATCGAATGCGGACAACTCGTTAACGTCGACGCCGTAGAAGTCATGTCTCGTGCAGTGACTATCTATGGTAACCTCAAGACTGAGGGTGCTGAGCTCAAAGCTGCATACACTGGCTATGTGCAAGTGATCCGTGACCAGCTCAAGTCACCAGACTATGCACTAGACGATGATGCTATCGCTCATGCACTCTGCAAGGGCGAGGCTAAGCCTGCATCGGTCGAGACTAAGCTCAAGCAAGCGCTTGCTGCACTCGAAGCGGCGGTCAAGATTAACGACGCGGACGAAAACCCCGTCGACCTGAGCTCAGTCACCAAGGCTGCAAGCCTCGTGCAGTCTACCCTATCCTTCATGGCAACCAACGCAGAGCGCCGCGCGCTTCTCGCCAAGCTCTCAATCCTCGATAGCAAGGCAGCGTAACAATCCAGAGTAACGGGGGGATAAACTCCCCCCGTCCCACACCATAACACCACTTAACCATCCCGCCCCATAGTAACTAGGAGAGTAACATGAACCCCTTCTGCTACGGTCTTATGATGCACGCCTACTTCCTCGGCTTGCCCGGTCTATGGGATGACGATTGCTATATCGTCTACTCCGGTTGCTATGACGGCATAGGCGAGGATGCAGTCACAATCCCCCATAACTTCTCAGTCCGTATCTTTTACTAAGGAGAGTAACCACCATGCGTACCTATGTAGCTATCTTCAAATCACAGCGCGTTATCTTTGAAGCATCGTCTATGTATGAGGCGCGTAACTATGCACTCGTGCACTTTATGCCACGCAAGCGCGATGCGTACCTGATCTCGGTCATGCTCGCTGATACACCCATCAATACAGCATCCATCGGATAACTAGGAGAGTAACCATGCTTCAGGTACGTGAGATTTTTATCGGCACTAATCCTCGCGCCGTCATCCATGGCACGGCACGCAACATTAACGATGCACTAGAGCTCGTGCCCGGTACCGTGTTCCTCTACGAGGAAGATCTGCAGAACCCCAACCACTACGACGTCGCTGCTATCTGCGAGAATGAAGTACGCACATTCACCATCGAACCCGTTAAGTAACTAGGAGAGTAACCATGTCAGCTCATCACCCATACGTCTGCCATTGTGATCCGGGCCATGCGTGGCTCGAAGTATCGCTTAACGACATGATCGATGTTGGCTTGCATCCATGGGACTTCACGCGCTGGTCCTATTACCATAGTAGTAACCGCACATTCTTCCTCGAAGAAGACGTCGACATGGGGACGTTCATCACGTCCTACATAGCTAAGTATGGCGAGCAGCCTAAGCTCATCGAACAAAACTATAACTACGATTGTTACGTCAGATCACTTGACGCTAACCCCATCCCGCGCGGCACTGAGCCTGCGTTCAGGTAACCATTGGAGTAACCACCCATGTCCCGCCGTAACACCAACACACGCTATGACCTCAAAACCATCGTGGACCGCTATATCAAAGAACAGATCGCTCGCCTTGGCCCTATCGAACCTGTCGTGTTCGTGCCGGTCCCGGTTACTCCCAAGCGTAACCGGAGGAAGCGTCATGCTTGATGATGAGTTCACTCTCATTGTGTCGTCTATCGGCATCGCTCTAGCGCTCATTATCGCAACCCCATACATCGCAGCCTACGTGCGATAGTGCGCTATCATGATGCGCGCGCTGCTCTGTGGCTGGTTGGCAATCTGTCCGCCAGTCACCGGCACCGCTGTCGTGCAGGACGGTGACACCATTACTATCGATGGTAACAAGTTCCGTCTTTACGGCATCGACGCCGAAGAGCTCAACACAATGCACGGTCGTGCTGCACGTTCAGCACTCATACGATTGATTGGGGCTAGCGTAGTAACCTGCGTCCCAACCAAAACAACATCACACCATCGCATCGTCGCAAAGTGCAGCACACCAGACATACCCGATTTGGGTCGTGAGATGGTTAAACGAGGCTATGCGTTGGACTGCTATCGTTACTCATTCGGTTACTACAGAAGTTACGAAGCGCCCGATGCACGGTCTCGATTAACTCAAGCGCCATACTGTTAAGGAGAGACCTATGCGCCAAGAGACCAAGAAGATCTGCCAAGCATTTATCGACGGCAAGACTGCTCGTGCAGCTCGTACTCACACTGACGGAGAAGGGCTGTATCTACATGGATACGAGATCGCGTGGTTCCATCACAACGATGTCGATGACATCGACCGCAACATCCTGCACGTCTCGTTCTGCGGATGGCCAAGCTCGACAACGAAAGAACGGTTGAACGGTCTGTTCGACCTGCTCGGGTTCGGACGACCATTCTTCACAAACAAAGGCACGCTCTATTTCGGCAGCAAGATCCGTCCTGTCGATAGCAATGAGATCATGACGTTCGATCTGCAGCTCATGCGTGAGCTAACTAATGACGACGCATTAAACTATCACACCATCGCAGCGTAACAACGGAGAGTAACGTGTTCGAAACATATATCCGACCATTCATCCCTCGCCTGTCAAAACATGAAACGGGCAAGGATCAAGTGTTCTTCTTCATTGCGTGCCTGTGTGGCCTGTATGACGAGCTGATTAGCATCATCACGCTAGGATACATGCACACCGAGGTACGTGCCGCTTGTTTGTTCGATTGGTTCTATCAGGAGGATCACGATGGCTGGCCGTCATAAGATCTACGATCTGGAGTTCAAATATTACTCTTCGAGAGAATGGGGTCGTGTCCGTAGTTACGAGCGTAAACAAGACGCGCTAGCTGCAGGCATGGACCTGACACTTACACATAAGATCCCGCTCACACATATCCGTGTAGTCAACATCACCACCAGAGAAGTTACTAATTTTTGTAACCAAGGAGATACCAACGTGAAAGCAAACAAGTCAGAGTGCGAGGCGTTTCTCGAAATCAAGTTCGACGATGGTGCATCGGTACGCAAGCTAGGTCCGCTCTCACGTGAGAACGCTACGTACATCTATGACATCATCAAGCGTAGCCCGAATGAAAACTGGGGCATCGCTGAGATCATCATGTCAGTGCGTATGAAAACTACTATGGAGAGTAACAAATGACCGAGCCATTCATCTCATTCATTCGTGAGCCAGTGCGCGACGACGAGGACGACTGCATCGAAGATCATGGCGAGCGTATCAGCCTGCGTGGTCGAGGAGGAGAGTTACTACTCGAAGTAGAGAACGACGGCTTGGACGACGATGGCAACCCATACACACGCGACGGCTGGTTCCTCTTCAGTGCAGAGGAAGTGAAAACCCTGCGTGAGTTCCTCAATCGTCACTATGGAGAGTAACCAATGGATCAAGTGCCAGTCTTTGAAACCATAACACCATTACAACGTCGCATCGACAAACTTCTCAATGCTCTGATCGACGCACAATGGGAGGGCGACGAGATCAAGGAAGCAATGATCGAGGAAGAACTCAAGGGACTACTCGCAAGGCAAGAAGCAGGCGAGCAATTCGATCCACCATTCTAGGAGTTACAATGAAGAGTTACACACCACCTGAACAAGCGTTCCTTCTGTATCACGAACTACTGCACGCACTATTCCCCGCAGCGCTCGCTGACGAAACAGTGTCGATGCTTCTGCGAGCACGCCTCAGACAAGACCTGCCGCACCACGTCGCTGACCACCTGATCGAAGTCCTCAATTACATCTGGGAGTTTAACGATGACTGCCGCCGCCAAGATCAAGCACCCTGACGCCGTGTTCGGTCCCGATGACGATCTGCTCATGCAGCTCGTGGACCGCCTCAAGGTCACCGACACTTCT